TAAGAGGCATGCTGCAGCAATAACGATCCCGTATGTTCTAACCCAGGCGGAGAAGAATCTCTTCCGGGAATGGTACAAGGGGGACGTGCGCTTCCTTGTACCATTCCCGGAAGAGATTCTTCTCCGSCTGGGTTAGAAAATACGGGDBCGTTATTGCTGCAGCATACCTCTTAGCTCAGAGGCATGCTGCAGCAATAACGATCCCGTATGTTCTAACCCAGGCGGAGAAGAATCTCTTCCGGGAATGGTACAAGGGGGACGTGCGCTTCCTTGATAGAACATACAACACCCATGGCCTGGCACGCAGCCTGCATAGGCTTGCCACACACCTGTCTGACCAGTCTGCATGGCAGATTGACATTGGTGGTGACCCGAGGGGAACCGCCACAGACGCCAGGCATGTGTGCATGCTCGTGGACAACGCCCGTGATGAATTGCGGGTGATCCGTGCGATGCAAAACTGTCGCAACCCTGTTGGCACTTGGTGCACAGATGGGGCCGAGCACTGCACCGAACCCGCAGACTTTGCCAGATGCATACACGCCGCCTATGACATCACATACCAGCAGTGGGAACAGATCTTCCTGTCGCACGGTCTGAAGGCCGTAGACATTTGGATGTTTCTGCCAACTGAAATGCTAGGCGGGCCGAGATCGGCGGACTTTTACACACTCATTGAGCGGGGCAATGAGACCGTGATGCTTCTGGCAGACGGCACCAATGGGTACTGTCATAACACCTTTGAATGGACTAAATATGTGCTCCAACCGCACTACACCGGTGTAGCCCTGAACTTGTCATGCAGTTTGGAGGCACGTTACGGCCCGCTGGTCCGGTTCACCTTGTTCCGGAGTAGCAAGCCGTATGCTGTGCATGCGAGGCTTTTCCCCGGCAGCGGTTCTCTGCGGGTGCCGCTGATGGACGGAAGGATGCTTACAGTGGACAAACGCCATTGGAACAGTTTGCTCAGCTGGGCGATCGCGAGGAGCGACGACAAGTTTACATACAACAGCTTGGTCGCTTACGCGAGAGCTCTGAAGGTCAAACTGATCATCGGCGGTACGCACGTTCAAGGCGGGTGGGAGATCGAGGCCCGTGACTTGGACGCAGTTTGCACCACATGTTTCATCCTGGCAGCCAGCATGCGCTACACACGGTCGCAAACCATCAGTGCAGCTTTCAAAAGGCTCAAGCATGAGCAGGACCGCTCCTGGTTCGGTGAGTTGCTTGACAGATTGGAAGCATGGTTGGGCAAGCCAGTCATCACACTGAGGAAATTCCTGGACTCTGATTTGATGAGCCTAGCGGAGGCTGAGGAAGAGGCGGCTTACTACCACGTTAAAGGGCCAGGCCGCGAGGATCCCGGGGAGCTATCATACACTGAGTGCTCCGACCCCGACGGCCCGGAACCGGAGCCTCCGCAGAATTATCAGCAGCTGTACCGCCTCAGTTTGCAGCTGCAGGCTCACACACCCGGCCCATTCCAGGACGCCGCGGATCTCGCCCTCCGCCAGTTTGACAAACTGGCCCCGGGTAAGCCGCACCGTCATATAATCACAGGCCCACCAGGCTCAGGCAAATCCACCGGTCTCACCGCGTGGCCGGATGAGCAGAAAGCGGAAACAGTGGTGTGCGTCCCAACCAGGAAACAGGTGGCCGATTGGCGAGCGCGTGGTTTCAACGCCTTTACCCCGCTCAACTTTCTGGCCGCCTGCACCGGCGGTAGGCACATCGTTGTTGACGAGTTCACGCTTGTCCACCCTGGGCTCATCCTCAGGCTGGCCGAGAGTGACTTCAAGACTGTTACGTTGCTGGGCGATATCAATCAGATCGCTTTTGTGGACTTCGACAAACTTGGCTGCAGCTATGATCCAAAAGAGCTGTATGCGGGCTGGTCAGTGGAGACGCTCACCGAAACACACAGGTGCCCGCAAGATGTCACCAACTGGCTCAGCAGGTTTTACAAGAACATCCAGTCCACCAGCAGCGAGATCAGGTCGGTGTTCCAGTCGGTGTGCAACCCTGGGGGTCAACACCTGGCGTTCACTCAGGCCACCAAAGCTACACTTCTTGCCAGAGGTCATAAGTGTCTCACGGTTCATGAGGCGCAGGGCAGCACTTTCAAATCAGTCTGCCTGCATGTACAAGCCAATGACATGCCCCTGATCAGAACATCGGACGCACATGTCATCGTTGCCATGACCAGGCACACCCACAGGATGGTGATCGTGGAGGAGGGTGTGCTTGGTCTCAGCACCGCCATGAACCTTGATGGCCTCATGCTTTCAACCGACCTTGAGCCCCTACCCACCGAGGTGGCCACAGAGGCTCGGCTGGAGGCACGCTGTGAACATGAGGTATGTGAGACCACCAACACAGGTGCAAGCCTTGATGACTGCGGCCAGACTTTTGGCGCCGCCTGCGGCGTCACTAACATCAGTTCCACAAGGTGGCCGGCGATTGCAGAAGGTAGAACCTTGGTTCTGAATGACACCGTGCTGGAACCCCTGGACGGCTGCGAGGCAAGGCTAAGCGCCGTGGTTGGCGAGACCTGCCGAATCTCTCGACCAGCCGATCGACGAGCCGCCATCGCAGCCAACGTGCACAGGGTGACAGCCAGGAACAAGAAAATGTCTAGGCAAGAGGCAAAGCGGGTGGGCAGCCTGCTGCTCGGCGCCTTCATGAAAAGGTGTAAAATCGAGCCGGTGGATGATGTTCACCTTCGTCTAGCCGAAGCGTTGTTGGCTGCACACCGAAAGGACCCCAGCCTACGGTTGCTCGCAGACGACGAACCTCTTAGCCTCGTTAAAATCAAAAATCACTTGAAGCAGCAGAGCAAGTATGCAGGTCAACCCCTCAATAAGATCAAGGCAGGCCAGGGTATCAACGCCTGGTCGAAGACAGCAAACATGACTGTTGCGCCTTTCATAAGGGCTGCGCAGGAGATCGTTTGCAGGGGCCTGCCTGACAGCATCTTGTTGGTTCTGCACCAGTCAGACCAAGATCTCAAGGACTGGTTTGAACAGCATGCGCTGCCCACTGGCGCGTGGTGCAATGACTTTACAGAATTTGACAGCACGCAGAACGCAGGTACCCTTGATTTTGAGTGCCAGCTACTCCGCATGTGCGGCGTACCTTCTTCCATCTGCAATGCCTACCGGGCTCTGCGGGAGCACGCTTGGGTCACAGCCGTGGACCATGCGTTTTCCGCGGATCATGCCCGGATGTCTGGTGAGGCCAACACACTGTTCGGCAACACTGCCATCAGCCTGGCTGTATCCAGCCTGCTGCTCCCAGGTGAGTGGGCTTGTGCCGCCTTTAAGGGGGACGACTCATTCGTGCAGAGTGATTGTGCACCTCTGGCTACGGACAAGATTGAGGACAACATTGGGATGATCTGCAAACTCGAGCGCCAAGAGGTGCCAGAGTTTGTGTCATTCCTGGTGGCACCGCATTTTGCCCCGGACCTTAAAAGGTGCGTGGGCAAGTTGCTTGGGAAACCTTTCCCCAAGGAGGTGGAGGAGCTGCAGCAGGCCGTTGAGAACAAGTTGAAACTCATTCATGACCCTGAGAAGGCCATAGTGGTCAATGCGTACCATCATGGTGTTGACTACGCAGAGGCACAGGTGTGGTATGACGCGCTTGTCAACTTCTGTAGGAGCAAGCCGTCAAGAGCTTATGTTCATTTCCAGGACACCATACTTGAGGAAATAGCAGGTGGCGTCAATGGCTCCAAGCAAGAGCAAGCCGGCCCCGCCAAAGAAGCCGCAGGTGGCAACCCAGGCAAAGACCCAGAAGGACAAACAGCAGGATGCACAGATACAGAGCCAGGCGAACAGCATCAAGGTGCTGCAGCGCGAAGTCAAGAAGATCAAGACTACTGGCAGCTTGCCTGTGCGGGAACGATTCTCCTGTAGGGTCAACCTCGGCATCATCAACGGATCCGGATCTGACGCTTTCTGCAGACGAGCCCACATCTTCCTCAACCCAGCATTGGTTAAGGACATTGACACCTCAACAGAAACCACACCTCTCTCCATCAAAGCAAGCCAGTACACCATGTACCGAATCTCCAACATCGAATTGCGCGCCCACTCTCTTGCGGGTAGGGGTGCGATTTCGGGTACCATGGTTGTCCTTGCGCTGCAACCTGACAGTTCACAAGGGGCGGCCGTGTCATTTGACGCGGTCTGCACCCGGAAGCATGTCACCGGGAGTGTTGGGGACAGCATCACATTTAAACCCAAATTCACAGCTGGACGTGACGGATGGCTTTACACCAACACCAGCGGTGGGGAGGCAAACTCCACGCTTGGCCCATCGCTTGAGGCTTTCACCTTTGGCAAGAGCACCAACCTGTATCAGAATGTTGATTACACGGGTCCGCTCTGGCGCCTGACTCTCAACGTTACCTATGAGTTCACAGCTTACACACCCAACCCCTCACTGGGGAGCTTGGGTGCCAACACTGAGACTCATAACATGAAGGTCAAGACTGAGGAAAACGGGGATGTTGTCATCGAGACGCAGGAACCTGTGCTCGGTGTCGGCTTCTCCACAGCGCAACCCGGCATCGTGGATGCCATCTTCAGCTTGATCGAGTCAGGCGCTGGAGCCCTGGGGAACATTCCAGTCGTAGGTCCACTCCTGCAAACTGGTCTTGCCTTCCTCAAGCCCATCTTCACCCCCGGCGCTGACAGCGTCGGGAAGGTGCACAGGTACAAGGTTTGTGGCACTTTCGCGGATGCCCGTCTCGGCAACGCGATCACCGTCAGCACACCCATCAGTGCTGACTTTACGGGCAACTTCAGAGCTCAGCAGCTCACTGCTGCAGAGCTCGGCGGTTTCGGCGCTTCACCTGCCTCCGGCATCGCCCTGCCCATAGCCACACTCACCAATCAGGACATCACATGCCTCACACCCAACGTCACGCTGAGACCCGCCAAGTACATGGAAATTAAGCAAGCTGCTGGTCGGCTCAAGCTTCGCTTCAACCAGCCTGTGTACTGCCGCTCCTCCGCCATACCGGGAGGTAGCAATACGGACATTGTGCAGGCGAAAGTGGTTTACATACCCACCGCGCAGGATGGCGTAGCTTTCATGCTTGGTGAGTCTCTTCGCACCGGCTCGACTTCCAGCACAGTTGAGAGCATACGGTGCAACGTGGTTTACACTGACCCAACACCCATGGACGACAGCGCTTTCCTGTTGGCGACTGGTGATTCCATTCAACGGACCGTCGCACAGACTGGGCACTGGCCGTTGCCATTAACACAGACCATTGAGTACCAGCGTGGTGGCCAGACCGTCAACGGTTCGGTCGGGTTTACCGTCCTGGATGAGATCACACCAGGAGACCGCGGTGCCTTCGGGCCGATCTTTGACAACATGATCAGGCCCGTCAGGGCGGCGCCGTTCTTTGGTTACCACCTGATGTACGTGGATTATAGCACAACCCCCAGATGCCACGCCTTTTACGGTGCGTTGATCGTCGACGCTGAGGGGCGCCACGCCGTCGCAGGGTGCTACCTCAATGCGTTGTCTGACGACGTCAACACTACCACCATCAAAACTGACAACATGAACTTTGCGGGCCGCATTATCCCCTCACCTCAGGTGTGGGCAGCTGCTGACTCACCCATCCCACGTTCCAGCAGGGATGCCGAGGCCGCTCAGGCCGGCGGCACCGCGGAGCGTGGAAATAGTGGCCAGCTTTACACATCTGATGGCGGCTCACATTCAGATTGGCAATTACAATTTCATGACTACTGATGCCGACTGGAACACTCTACATGCTCGCCTCGCCCTTCTGCTCAAGAAGGAAAGATGCAGGCGGGCCCTCTCGTACATCCTGCTTCAGCAGGAGTACGCTCTTCCTGACTGGAGTTGGGCCAGCGTTCAGCGCTCTTGTCGTGCAGTGGTGCGGTTCAAATACAAGGATGAAGATTATGATGTTGATGGCTCTTCTCCGGAGGACGCCGCACACTCAGCAATCGTTCTCCTTGCAAT